AATACAAATAACGAGCGGAGCAGCTGGCAGCGAGTCGGCCACTGTCACAATCGATAGCAATAACTACTCTGTCCCTCTGACAGCAGGAACTCCGCAAAAAAATGCATATGAAATAGCTATTTCTTTAAATGCGCAAGTTCCAGGCTATGGCTTTTCTTCCGTCGGTGATATTGTGGAAGTGCTAGGGCAGCTGCCTGATCTGGGCGGTGGGTCTTTTGCGTTTTCAAGCGCAACAGCAACGGCGGTGTTAACTAACATTCAAAACGGATTAATACCGCCTGAAACATGGGTTCCCCAAGCGCAATGGAATATACAGCCCGATTTTAAAATAGACCCGACAAAGGGCAATGTTTATCAGGTTCAAATGCAGTATCTTGGATTTGGCGGTATAACCTTCTTTATTGAAAATCCGAAAACAGCTCGATTTGAGCCTGTTCATATCATCCAGTATGCAAATGCACATACAATACCGAGCGTTAGTAATCCAATATTCCGAGTTGGCTGGGGCGTTCGGAACAAGGGAAACACTACCGACATAGTAACAGAAGGCGCTAGCGCTGCAATGTTTATTGAGGGTGAGACTGTTGTAGATACAAGCACCATAGGCGCAAGCCAGACTCAAATCGGTGTTGGGCCTACAGCGACAGCAATTCTAAGCCTGCAAAACCGAAGAACTTATTCGGGAACAGCTAACAGAGCGGAAATAATTGGACGCTCTTTAGTTCTTTCAACAGATACGACAAAGACAGCCAAATTTGAATTGGTATTAAATCCAATTATACAAACGGGTGAATTTTTGGAGTTTGAAAGCCTAGGTGACGACAATCTAGGAGAGGTAGCCAGAAACTCCGCAACGGTGCTGGGCGGTAGGGTTATCGCCGCTTATGATGTGAAAGCCGCCAATCCTTTTTCGGTGGATATTGGCAATATCACATCACGGCTTCAACCTGGTGATATATTCTGCGTTGTTGCGCGTGTTAGCTCTGGCCCAGCTTCTGAAATGAGCGCTGCAATGACATGGCAAGATGACCTATAGTTTATAATTCTTGTGAATGTGGTATATTCACAATATAAATATTAGAGAGCTTATAAAATGGCAGTTGTAGTAGAGGATGGCACAGGTTCAGATTCAGCGGCTAATAGCTATGTTAGTGAAGCTGAGTTAACCACTTACGCGACGGATAGAGGAATTACTCTAACTGGTTCTGCTGATCATCTTCTATTGCTTTCCATGGATACAATCGAAACTCGAAAGTACCAAGGCTCTAAGACCTCAACTACTCAGCCGTTATCTTGGCCGCGCACTGGCGTTGTAGTGGATGGCGAATCTATCGCTAGTGACGAAATACCAAGCGACCTTAAAACTGCTCAGATCGTCACGGCACTATCAATCGACTCAGGCGTAAACCCAATGGGGACGACTGAGCCAGCGATTAAGCGAAAGAAGGTTGACGTTATTGAGGTTGAATATCAAGACGGTTCAAGCGGCCGAAAGTCAGATCCAAAGATTAACGCTTACTTAAAGCCTTTTCTAGCCTTTCAGGGTGGCTTCTCTAACTTCGCGGTAACACGCCTATGACTTTTTATGCTGACATGGCTCAAACAGCTAGCGATATGCTTGATGAGTTCGGGCAGGAGGTTACTTTTAGCTATGAAGCTGGCGCTACTTACGATCCTGTTTTAATGACCGAGACAGGCGGAACAGCTCAGCAAATAACAGCCAAGGCATATCCATCTAAGTTTATGCAGAGCGAGACTGGCGACACTATTTTAAGCTCTGATATCAAGTTGGTTTGCGAAAAGACCAGTGTAAAACCTGTCGCTGGCTGGACTTGCTCACTAAATAGCGCAAATTACAGGGTAATGAATACAGAGGCGGACGGCCTAGCTGGTGATGAGGTTGTCTATTATGTGCAACTTAGGGTGTAGATAATGACCATTCGCATTGAGCAGGCGCTAAACCAGAAGTTAAACACCTACGCAACGGCTAGCACCATTCCTGTTGAGTGGGATTTTTACAATAATGGTACAGAGCCAAACTTAACCGGTATTCACTTCAGACAGAACCTTTTACCTGCTGATACTTTCGTCGTAGGTATGGAGAATACTGGCAGTAATGACCACGTAGGCGTTTATCAAATCATGATCTGTGGCACTGCTGGCGAGCCTAGCGGAGCATTAAAAGCCGAAGTTGATAATGTATTGACTGAGTTTAAGCGCGGGCAGCGTTTGGCTTATAGCGGTATTGAGGTAATTATAGAAAACGCTAGCAAAGCGCCTCCTTTGTATTCAGAGGCTTATGTAAAAGTGCCAGTATCCATTAATTACCGATGCTTTATAGGTAACTGATATGGCAGTTGTTCGCGCTGATGAGTTTGGCTTACTAATAAGAAAGTGGGCAGATAAAACAGGCGAAGACTTAGAGAAGGTTGCGCGCGGGTTTTGTATAAATTTAAGTACTAATGTGATTTTAAAAACTCCCGTTGGCAATCCTGACTTGTGGCTATACAAGCATCCGACTAAAGGCTATGTGGATTATTTGACGTATAAAAATGCACCTGCGGGGTATGTAGGCGGTCGGGCTAGAAATAACTGGTTTGCAAGTATTGGCTCACCATCGACAAAGCAGAATAAAACCCCTGACAAATCTGGGCGCGCTAGCGTAAAACGAATAAATACAGGCGCTAGCAGGTTGGAAGCTGGCCAAACATTTTACCTAACTAATAACCTCCCTTATATACGCCGTTTGGAGTACGAGGGCTGGTCAACTCAGGCACCTGCTGGAATGATGAGAATATCACTAGCAGAGGCAGAACAATCACTAATTAAAGCAATTAATTCAATATAGGATTATAAAAAATGACAGTGCAAACAAGTACGGGTACAGCTTACGCGGTATCAGCGGCAGCTCCAGCAACCTACAATCAGGTAGGCTTCGAGGCTCTAACATGGACGGACGTTGGTGAAGTTACAGACCTTGGCGAATATGGCGCAACTTACGAGGTTGTAACGCACAACCCGCTTGCAGAACGACGAACTGTTAAGCGAAAAGGCACGGTTAATGATGGCGCTCTAGCTATGCAGCTTGGCCGCGATCCCTCCGACGCTGGACAGGTATTGCTAATTGCTGGCGTTGATGGTGGTGCTCGTGACACTGTTCACTCCCACAGAATTACACATCAGGACGGCACTATTCAGTACGTAACAGGACAAATCTTTAGCTATACAACCAATGTAGGTAGTGCAAATCAGATTGTCAGTGCTGCTGTTACTGTTGAGCTTGATAACGCCATTGTCGAGGTTTAATTAATGTTTGATTTAGCTCAGTTGGATAGCCGAGCATTTGCGGAGGAGGGTGTCGAAGTTGACATTCTTCACCGTGAAACAGGCGAAAAAACAGGCATCAAGATACGCGTTCAAGGTGCTGATAGCATGGCATATAAAAACGCCATGCTTGAGAGTGCGCGTAACGCCAAGAAAGACCAAACAGCAGAAGACGCTTGCATGATTGGTGCTAAGATTGTCGCTAAAATTACCCTTGGCTGGTCTGGATTGGCCGCTGACGGTGAAGAGATCGAATTCAGCTATGACAACGCGGTAGAAATGTATTACCGATTTGACTGGGTGGCCAATCAAGTATTGGCGGCTGTTAATGACTCTAGCCGTTTTTTAGTGAACGCCAAAGCCAACTAGAACTGTATGCCAGTCATTTAGGCTGGCTGCATTCTACGCCCGAAAAGTCTACGCAAACGAGGCTAATGGCGTTAGGTGCTGGCTCTCAGTTTGCCAATATGCCCGAATGTGAACACTTTGCCATCGTTTCGGCTTTTCATGATCTTGGTTTTGCGACGACTACCGACTCAGTTCGCCCGCTTACATTTTCAGAAATAGCAGGATACAAGGCCGCTACTGGACTGAGCCTTAATCATTTCGAGATTGTCGTACTCAAGCGTATGTCTGAGTGCTTTGTTGTGTGGCTGAATAAAGGTAAAGAGCACTCTTGTAACGCTCCATTCTACAAAGACAATCGAAGTGTTGAGGAAATGAGAAAAGACGTATCGGAAAAATTCAAGGCGCTATCGAGGAAGAATAAATGACAGATAAGTTTGGTATAGCGCTTGGTGTTGATACAAGCGGGCTAAAGAAAGGCTCTAGCGAACTGGATAAATTCGCTGGCGCAGCAGGCAAAGCAGGAGCGGCAGCAGAAGACTTCGAGAAAAGCACTAGTGGTGCTGGTGCTGCTGCTGATGGGCTTGGAGGTAAGGCCCTCCCTAAAGTTAATGGTCAGCTTCCAAAGACAACTAGAAACTTTGGAATGGCTAAAAATGGAGCTCAGCAGCTAGGTTTTCAAATTCAAGATATTGCCGTGCAGCTTCAAGGCGGAACCTCGCCATTTGTTGCTTTGGGTCAGCAGGGTTCGCAAATAGCGGGCATCTTTGGGCCTGGAGGCGCTGCTCTTGGTGCTGTGATAGCCATAGGATCAGCAATTAGCGGTACGCTGGTTGGCTCCCTAATGAACGCAACAGAACAGACCGACGACCTTACGGAGGCGGTTGCCAATCTAAGGGCTGAGCTGAATAAGGCAACTTCAGAGCAGATCTCTAAAGCTCTAATCAAAGATACAGCCGCTATTGAAAAAGCAATGAATGACATTAATTCAGATGTCAGAGGTGTTAGGGATAATGCAAGAGAAACCCTCAAAGAGCTGACAGGACTTGAGGATGGATTTTTAATGCCGCTCTCAGATTCTGAACTATTGTCAGCAACGCGTAAGCGACTTAGGGAAAACTTCAAGCTATATCAAGAGCAGCAGGAATCTATTGTAAAGCTGCAAAAAGATACGGCTTTAGCACAATTTGAGGCAAGAACTGGCTTAAAAGGCTTTGAAACTCAAACAAATCAGGATGTTCTAGGCTACAACGTAAATGACTACCTGAAAGAGCTAGAAGATCAGGCAGCTCGTGAAATCCTTATAAACGAACGAAAGAATGAGCAAAAACGGCGATCTGACGAAAAGCTAGCTGAAGATAAAAAACGAATGCAGGCATTAGAGCTGCAAACAACCGCAAATCTTTTTGGCAATCTGTCGGAGTTGGCGGCAGCAGGCGGTGAGGAATCATTCACCCTATATAAAAGAATGGCGCAAGCTCAGGCGGGTGTTAGTGCTGGACTGGCAATCATGAACGCTTTAGCTGCACCTACTGGCAACCCAATCTTGAACGCTGCAATGGCTACAACCATCGGCGCACTTGCAGCAGTTCAAATAGCCAGTATTGAACAGCAGCA